GAAACAAAAAACGCCGATGGAACGCAAGCCTGCCTGGCCAAGGACAAGCTGGACTGCGTCGACGGTCGCCTTGAAGCTGAAACAGACAAGGCTCGCGCTGCTGCTATGCACCTGTTTCTCGCGGCCGTTGGCGATCGCATCGGGGCTGCGGCGAGCAGCATTTTTGCCGTGCACGACAGCGCCAACGCACCGAGCCCGCACCATGGCTTGCGTCGCATCGCGATCGATCTCACCTTGCTCGAAGCACCGACCGCGCTGTCCGATACCAGCTTCAGTCGGCTCACGTTCCAGCACGCCGATTTACGCCTCAACTTTGAAGACGGATCGCCGTTTGATGAACTAAAGTCGGGTGAGTACCCGCATCCGTCGGCGAGGAGCTTCGTCTGGGTCGGTCCGCGCGCAAAGAGACCGACCGACATGCCCTTCGCCGTTCTTGATCTATCGCGCGCCGAGCTCACCTGCGCACGCGATGCCGATCTCATGAAGCTACGCCTGCGCTTCAACGACCTGGCACTGGTCTATCAGACCAAGCGCTTGCCCTGCCTGAAAGCGAGCCGCGACATTTGCGGCGCAGGAGACCGTTGCCCAGAAGGGCCTCGATGAAGAGCGCACCATGGACGACTCGGAAAACGAGGAGTTCGACAACCACCAGGCGACAATCGAAGCAATCGACAAGCAGCTCGTTCGCCTGCGTCAGCTCGAGCAGAATCTTGCGCGGTCGGCCAAGGCGGTGAAAGTCGAACGGGCCGATGACGGTGCGGCGTCGCGCGGCGGATCGATCATCGTCAGGGCACAGCCAAGGCTTGAGCCCGGTATTGAACTAGCGCGGCAACTGAAAGTCAAAATCATGTCGCGGCTGACAAGCGAGCGCGCGGCAGATGTTGCGGCTATGATGTATGGCAGCGATAGCGAAGTTACGGCGTTTTACAAGACTGCCGTCCCGGCCGGCACGACCATCACGGCCAACTGGGCGGCCAATCTCGTCGGCGCTGAAACAGGAGGCGCGGCGGTCGCGGCGTTTTTGGAATATCTGCGACCGAGAACAATCCTAGGACGCTTCGGCACTGGTGGGGTGCCGGCACTGCGTTCCATACCGTTCCACGTTCCGATCGTCACACAAACCGGCGCCGGTGCTGGGTACTGGGTTGCGGAGGCGGCCGCAAAACCGCTCACGTCGTTTAGTTTTACACGAACGACGCTGTCGCCCCTTAAGGTCGCATCCATCTGCGTGCTGAGTATGGAAAACATAAGGTACAGCAGTCCGAGTTCGGATGCACTCGTTCGCGATCAACTGGTGGCGGCATTGAGCGCACGAATCGACACCGACTTCATCAACCCGTCGAAGACGGCGTCAGCGGGAGTATCGCCCGCCTCGATCACCAACGGTGCCTCGGCGATTGTCTCGTCCGGCGACGATGCCGACGACATCCGGCTGGATATTCGCTCACTGCTCGCCAAGTTCAATGCTGCGAATAATCCGGTCACAAGCGGCGTGTTCATCATGACATCAGCCACTGCTCAGGCATTGGCAATGGCGGTCAATCCGCTTGGTCAACAAGAATTTCCAACCATGAGCGCGACCGGCGGAACGGTTTACGGCATCCCGGTGATCGCAAGTGATTATGTTCCTTCGGCGATCGTCGTGTTGGTCAATGCCTCCGACATCTTCCTTGGTGACGATGGCGGCTTCCAGGTCGATACCAGTGGGGAGGCATCTTTGGAAATGTCGGATGCTCCAGCGCATAACGCGAGCACACCAACCGGCGCGTCGTTAGTCTCGATGTTCCAGACCAACAGCGTCGCCGTGAGAGCTGAGCGGGTGCTGAACTGGATGCGCGGAAGATCAACTTCGGTTGCGTATCTCACCAGCGCCGATTGGGGCGGCCCCGTACACACCGCCTGAGGGCTGGCCCAAGGGGAGCGGGTGGGCCTCCTCCGCTCGCTCCCAAACCTTGCGAGAGCCAACAATGGCTGAGATCACCGGCGGCGCTAGGGGAGGATTGTGGAATTTCAACACGGCAAGCACCGACACAAACACAGCCCCGGTCACAGGCCGGTTTCGTACCAGCAGCGGCACCTATCGCAATGCCACACAAATTGCAATTCATGCCACCACCATCCAGGGCATCAATCGGGCCGATACCCTGCGATCACTGCTCGTTGATGACATCATCCAGTTCCAGGATTTGCTCGTCAGCGCCGCCTGGTGCCGCTATGTCCTACAATCGCCGCCAATAGATTACGGGGAATGGTTTCAACTGAGCGTCGCGCTGGAAGCCGACGGCAATGTTAAGTCTGGTGAAAATCAAGAAGTTATTGTCCTTTTCACCGCCAATAGCAACGCCATTGCAATCCCCGTCTATGCCGAATCGACGGCATATACATCGACCAGCATACAGATGGTGGGTGCTGTTGATACGATTCCGCAGCAGACCGATGGCATACAACTGCTGACCACTTCGATTATGCCGAAGCGGGCCACGAATAAACTCCGTATTCAGGCCACGATTCCATTCGGGTCAACGCAAGCTCTCGGGGCGTGGTTTGCACTGTTTCGAGACAATGCGGCGGCGGCAATCGATGCAGCGGTGGCCTTTGCTCCCGACAAAAATAAGGGAGCTATCGCGAGACTTGACATCGATGTTATGGCGGGCACAACAGCCGCAACAACGATCAAGCTGCGATGCGGCAACCTGAATGGTAGCGTTCAAACTTTAGGCATCAATGGTGCGACTTCGCGCTGGCTGGGCGGGGCCTCGCGCGTCACGCTCTCGATCACGGAGCATGTCTGATGAAAACCCGCAAACTGATAACGACCAAGCCGCACAAGTACGGCACACGGCACATGGTCGCCGGTGATGAATACGAGGTGCCCGCCAGACATGCAGTTGCACTGGTCGCGGGCAAGAAGGCGCGCTTTGCCGACGACAACAAGCCGGTGCGCGCCGCAAAGGTCGAGCAACAACTCGTGTCCGACTCCGACGATAGTATTGTCGGCCCCGCGCATGGGGTCGGAGCCATGACGAGCGATATGGCTATTGATCGCCTGCGGCTGGAAGCGACGCAGCTCGGCATTGATATCGACGGCCGCTGGGGCGTGGCCCGACTGCAGCATGAGATCGCGCAGGCAAAACGCTGATGCGCATTTTCGGCCTGCCGGTCCCGTTTACCGGCGAGAAGCAGAAGGCACTCAACTCGCTGCCGATGGATCGCGGCGGCTGGTATCCGCTGATCCGCGAGCCGTTCAGCGGCGCCTGGCAACGCAACATGGAGATCGATGTCGACACCGCGTCGTCGTTTCACGCCGACTTCGCCTGCAAGACGCTGATCGCGCGCGACATCGCCAAACTGCGCGTCAAGCTGGTCGAGAAGGATAAGAACGATATTTGGTCGGAGACGACCAGCCCGGCATTTAGCCCGGTGCTGCGGCGGCCGAATGATTATCAAACCCGGAACCAGTTCTGGGAATGCTGGGTTCTCTCCAAGCTGTCGCGCGGCAATACCTATGTCCTGAAAGTGCGCGACGACAGAAACGTTGTTACCGCATTGCATATCCTCGATCCTACCCGCGTGCAGCCATTGGTGTCCGACGACGGTGCCGTGTTCTATCGCCTCTCCAGCGACAATCTCGCCGGCATCGAGGACATCGTCGTGCCCGCGCGCGAGATCATCCACGACCGGTTCAATTGCTTGTTTCATCCGCTGGTTGGCACGCCGCCGGTGTTTGCCAGCGGGCTCGCCTCGATGGTCGCGATCAACGGGCAGAAGGCATCAGCGCTGCTGTTCGAGAATGCCTCGGTCCCCGGCGGCATTCTGACGTTGCCCGGCGAGATCAACCAGGAAGAGGAACAACGGTTCAAGGAACAATGGGAATTGCGGTTCTCGCGATCGAATCTCGGTCGTGTCGCGGTCATGACCGGCGGTGTCAAATACGAAAAAATGACGATGACCAACACCGAAGTCCAGATGATCGAGAACTTGAAATGGTCGGCCGAGGTGGTCTGCAGCGTCTATCATGTGCCGCCGTATAAGGTCGGCGTCGGCGCACTGCCGAGTTATGACAACATTCAGTCCTTGAACGTCGAGTATTATTCGCAGGCGCTGCAGTCGCATATTGAGGAAATCGAGGAGGTGGTCGACCACTCGCTCGGCATCGGTTGGGCTGTCGGCCTAGGCACCGAGTTCGACACCGAGAACCTGCTGCGCATGGACAGCATCACGCTGGTGACCACCATTCAGCAGGCGGTCGGCGCCGGCGTCATGTCCCCGAACGAAGGCCGCGCCAAGTTCGATCTCAAGCCGGTCCCCGGTGGCGCCAACCCCTATCTCCAGCAGCAGAACTATAGCCTTGAGGCTTTGGCCAAGCGCGATGCGCAGGACGATCCGTTCAAGCCGGCAACGCCACCAGCACCGCCGCAACAGCCAGTGGCAGCGGCAGAAGATAAACCGGCCGAGCCGCCGCCGAAGCAATTCGCACCGCAATTCACTCGGGCATTGCAGGCCGTATATCGCGAGGCCGCATGATGGATGAAGGTCAATTGAACGAATTGGCGCGGGGCCTTGTCCCATTCGTGCGCGAGGTCGTCGAGCCGATCGAAAGACGCATCGCTGAACTCGAAGCGCGACCGATCGAGAAGGGCGATCCCGGCGAACAAGGACCGCCCGGCCCGAAAGGCGACAGCGGCGAACTTGCAATGCTCCCGCCCGAGCTGGCTGAACAGA